CTCTACTACTTGTGTGAAGCCTAATGCTGCGTAGTGATTTACCATGTCTGCCATCTGCGTTAAGTTCTTTCCTCCACAATAACCTCTGAATTTGTCTTGAAATATTTCCTCCAATCTCCAGCACACCGGTCCCATTATGTACTTTGTTTGCAGTGGTATTGAGCAGACCATTCTGGGTTTTCCATCTGTTTTCTGCAATTCAACTTTACATATACCTTCATAGTTGAGTCTCTCTATTCTTCTTATCTGTGATGGTGTTAAGTTTTCGGTGTGTTTGTTGAGGTACTGACTCACTAAGTCCATATCATCTTGCTTTGTTTTATCCAAGTGGTCGTACCATTGTTGATATGAGTAACCAAACTGGTTGAGATCCTCACCTACTTCATCGTCGATTATTTTCTTTGCATAATTAATAAAGTGATCTGCTATTTTAGGATCTGGCGTGGGAGCCATCTTCATTTGTCTCTTAGCCGCAGCATATATCGTGTGTTTGCATGTCTTGTAGGCCATTACTTCTTCCTGCTGTTCCGTCATGTCCCCGAATAACTGTTCATATAGTATTTTAGTGTCACATTTGCATTTTATGTCTCTTACTTTTATGAAGTCTAACGGATTTTGCTCATAACTGTCTTTTCCTATATCAACCATTATGCCCCTATTCTTGTCATACAATTCTTTTAAGTGGCGGTCGTTTATTGATACTATTAGTCTGTTGTAATTACTATATTTAGGATGTGGGTGTTTGAATTCTAACGGGTATATCATTGCTTGCGCGTGTCTTTCTATGTTGTCCGTAACTGAAACTCCTTGACATTGTGGTCTTGTGAACCCACAATCCTCAGTGTTAGGGCTATTTAAAAATCCAGTATTTGGTTTTGGTTATTACTCATGTCTACTCCCATTCCTACACTTGTTTTTACCTTAAACTTGATGTATTGCCATAATTGTTGTTTGAATAATGCATCTATGAATCCCCGTGGTAATATTTTGTACTCACTATTTTTAAGTGCGTTAATTTCCTTTGTGCTTGCTATTTGGTTGACAATTGTTAACTTACTTTCAGCGTTGTATACTTCAGATAAACAGTGCACTAACAATGCTATTATTTCGTCAATTGATAAGTTCTTGTCTTCGTTGTTGATATAGTTGATGAGGGTATTGATTAGTGTTCTATCTACTTTGGGGGCTATAGTTATCTTCACACATATTCTGTTTACTAGTTGAGCACTAACTTTGGTGCAGTCATTGTCAAGCTGAATCCTGTTATACATTGGGGATCTGAAGAAGCCCTCCGTGCTCCTGTATATTATATATTGATTGTTGATTTTCTTAACTTCCTTCACCTCATCATGATCTTGACTCACTAACAGGGATTTTATTCTGTCGGTTAATGTTTTAACATAATAGGGATTTGGTACCATTTTTGTGTAGCGTTGCAGTTCACCTAGACTTACTGATAATGTGTGTTGCCAGTGTTGCTCATCCTCCGCTATTTGTTTATTCCTGAGTGCTTCGTACTGTATTCGTATAAACTCGTGCTTGTTGAACTCATCTACATATTGTTTATTGTAAAAGTCTTGTATACTTGGATTGGTTAGCTTGTATATCTTGAATGACACGTAATTAGTTGCGTTGGTATCAATTTTCCTAATGGCCACTATTTTTAATACAAAGTTGTAATTTTGATTGCTAGGTTGCGGGATTATCATTGCATCATTACTATTCAATTCCATAAATCGAAGTCCAGATTGGTAGTAGTGATCGTTTCCATTCGTCTTCATGATAAATCTGGATCGCCTAAATTCTATGTTTTTACTTTCAGGGCTGGTGTCAGTGTTGGGTTTCACCTCTACGAATCCTTCTATCTCTTCTCCCATTGTGGATTGAAATGTTATTGCGTGTCTTTCAAAGTCCTCATGCTTCGGAATATGTAATGTGCCGATGCTCACCACTCCGTCCCTTGATCTTGCAAAAATTGTGTATAGGTCTCGATCAGGGATATAGTAGATCACATCAGTCATTATGATTAAATTATCTTCAGTCATGTGTGTGTCGGCATATTCCTGCAGGGTCTGATCATAGGCTTCAGCGTTAATGTATCTATCAACTGTCACGTTCCTATCATTTTTCATTTTTATTCTTTCTTCTTCTAAATTGATCAAATTATTATTGTATTCTTCTATGTCTGAACGTGTGGCATGTCTTCGCTCATGGTCAGTTCCCTCCACAATTGGGGTTAACACTGATTTTGCATATCCTTTGTTCACTGCCCTAGATGAGTTAATATCAGTGATCTCTCTATTAGCTATCTTCACTTTTACATTGTACTCCTTTCCATCGTTATCTTTGTCCTTGTATGTGCATATATTATCACTGAATCTGACAACATCGTTTAATAGCATTGTTTCTTCTATGTCTCTTACTATGTGTAGTACTGGGTGTTCATTTGGTGTCTTCGGGTATCTTCTGTACATTATTTTATCTTCTTTGTTATAATCTCTCCACTTCTCGAATAATAAATTGGGATACATTTGCTTAACTATTTCCGCGACTCTTTCATCCTGTATCATTATCGGGTGTTTGTAGAATGTTGTGTTGAAGTCGATTGTGTTATTGATCATCTCTAATTTCTTTAATGCTTCCGGAAATAGGATGTTTTTGCTTATATTAACTTCCTTTTTCTGTTCTTTTCCAGCGTCAATACTGCAGTTTTCGTCTTTATCATTGAAACGTTTTGGTTGGTTAGATGGTTGGTTAAAACGTCTGTGAATT